AAACTGGAGCAGGAGATGCAAGAGGTATTCCCTCCAAAAGTTGAGGAGATGAAAAGTGTGACTGGATGGAAGGTAGAGGTAGAGGGTATTGAGTATACAGGTAAGACCAAGGTCGCACTTAGGATGCAACTAAAGAAGGCAGGGCTAAAGCAGAATATATCTGACCTTGCAGAGAAAATGGGAAATAAAGTAAGGACAACTCCCTTTAACCCAGGATCTAGAGATCAGATAGCAGAGAGACTGATGGAACAGGGGTGGGTTCCAAAAGCTTACGAAGGAAAACGACCAGAGATAAACGAAACAGTACTGAAACAAATAAACACTAACGAGTCACTTAAACTGCTTGAATATCTTTTGGTTCAAAAAAGACTCGGTATGTTAGCTGAAGGTAAAAACTCTTGGCTTGGATGTGTCACGAAGAAAGGAAGGATACACAGTACTATACACACAGCAGGTACTATCTCAGGTAGATGCAGTTCGAGTAATCCTAACCTTCAACAAATCCCTGCTGTTCGTTCTGAGTATGGCAAGGAATGTAGGGAACTTTTCAAAGCACCAAAAGGAAAAGTACTTGTTGGGAGCGATGCATCAGGTCTGGAACTTCGTGCGCTTTCGCATTTCTTGTATCAGTTTGATAGCGGTAAGTTTGCTAGAGAAATACTTGAAGGTGACATCCATCAGGTGAATGCAGATATCCTTGGAATAGATAGGGACAAATCTAAAACCTTCATCTACAGCCTTATATATGGAGCTTCAAATCAAAGACTTGGTGAAGCTGTTGGCAAAGGAATGAAGGAAGGTAAGCGACTTAGAGATACCTTTATGGCAAAGATGCCCGCCTTTAAAAAATTACTGAGTGCTGTTGAAAGATCGGCAGAAGCTAACGGACATCTTACTGGTGTTGATGGTAGAAAGATTGAAGTCAGATCGAAGCATAGTTTACTTAACTTTCTTTTGCAGAGTTGTGGTGCTGTCATAATGAAACAAGCTCTGGTTGAGTTTGCTAAACTTGCAAAGCATCCTTATGAAATGCATGCGAACGTACACGACGAAGTTCAGTTCTCCTGTCTTGAGGAACACGCACATGACTTAGGATCTACTTTTGTAGCAGCTATGACTCAAGCAGGAAAAGTTTTAGATATCAAATGTCCTCTTGATGGGGACTACAAAATTGGCAACAACTGGGCAGAAACACACTAATAATAATTATGAATAGAATAGCAGCAATCGATGGAGACATGGTGGTGTACCGAGCAGGGTTTGCTTCAGAGCAAGAGATTAAATGGGAAGATGACATTTGGACTTTACACAGTTCTGAGGCAGACATGAAAGTTATTGTACAAGACATGATTGATTACTCAGTTGATCAAACAAAAGCAGACGATTATGTCATGGTGTTTTCGGACGCTCGTAACTTTCGATACAATATTTTCCCTGAGTACAAAGCCAACAGGAAGAACAAAAGAAAACCTCTAGGCATTGCTTCGATAACTCAATGGGCTTTTGAAAACCACAACGGAGTACGCAAACACAATCTGGAAGCAGACGATGTGATAGGTATGCTTTGCTGCTCCAACGACAACTACGTTGCAGTCAGTGGTGACAAAGATTTTGGTACACTCAACTGCGAGTGGTTCAACTTCCTCACAGCAGAGACAAGTTTTACGACAGAAGAGGAAGCAGATTATAATCACCTTGCACAAACCCTTTCTGGAGATACAGTAGATGGTTTTTCTGGAGCCAAGGGTATTGGAAGTGTAACAGCAAACAAGCTTTTGGATAAGCATGGAGCCTCTTGGGAAACAGTGGTTGATGCTTATGAATCAAAAGGACAGACAGAAGAAGACGCTTTGATGAATGCAAGGTTGTCTTACATCTTAAGAAGTCCAAAAGAATATAACGAAAAAGAAGGAGAGATATCATTATGGATGCCGAAGTCGTAGAGAGAAAACCACTGCCTGATAGCGGTGGAAGAACTGAGTTTAAAACAGGATCGGTAAGAGATTCTATGGAAGGGAAAGGTTGTCCAAACCAACTGCCCATAGCCAGTCTGAAGGCTGTCAGTCGCAGGTTCGAAGAAGGGGCCAACAAGTATGGTGTACGCAACTGGGAGAAGGGTCAGTGTTTTAGTAGATACATTGATGCAATCTACCGACACTTATGGGGTTTCATGGAAGGTTGTGAAGAAGAAGATCACCTTAGTGCAGTTATCTGGAATGCCATGTGTTTGTATCAAACGAACGAGTGGATAAAGGAGGGTAAGTTGCCCAAGGAATTAAAGGATATTTGAATTTACGACTGTATATAATAAAACTCTACTTTTATATACATGGCACAAAGGAAAAGAATCAAGCTTACTAGCAAACATAAAGACCCAAAAGGGGGACTTAATGCAGCAGGAAGACGAGCAGCAAAACGCCAAGGGAGCAACCTTAAACCTCCAGTCTCAGCAAAGCAAGCTAAAAGAAGTCCAAAAGCTGCTGCAAGAAGAAGATCTTTTTGTGCCAGAATGGGTGGAGTTAAGGGGCCAATGAAAGATAAGAAGGGAAGACCGACTAGAAAAGCTTTAGCCCTGAGAAAATGGGACTGCTAACACTATTATGAAAAAAGGATTATACGCAAATATCCATGCCAAACGTGAACGAATAAAAAAAGGAAGCGGAGAAAAAATGAGAAAAGTAGGGAGTAAAGGCGCACCAACTGCCAAGAATTTTAAACAAGCTGCAAAGACTGCAAAGAAGAAAAGTGGTCGTAGTAAGCTCAAAATAAAGAAGGGATATTGACCAAAAGATGGATAAGCCGTTTCCTTTAGTATCAAGCGATCTTGTAAAAACATTGGATGAGATCTTCCCTCCAAAAGAGTTTGGGCCAACAGATGAACTAAGGGATATGGACTATTACTTTGGTCAAAGAAATATCATTAACTATCTTCGAGCTAAACTAGCAGAACAACACGAAAACATATTAACTAACGAGTAACACAACATGTGCCTATCAAGACCTAAAATGCCTAAAGCATCTACTGTGATGCAAGCTCCTCCTATGCCTCCTCCGCCTCCAACTGAAACAGCAGATGAAGTCATCAACAAAGCGGATAAAGACAGAAGGATGAAAAAGAGAAGAGGTACAAGTGATCTCACCATTCGTAGAAACACATCAATTTCAACCCCAACATCAGGCGCAGGTTCTAATGTGCCTTACTAATTTTTAACTACAGGAAAAATAAAAAAGACATGGACGTAACAAATATAAACATTGCAAGCTCTGGTGCTTTGGATAACAACGGAAATGGCATTTTAAATGCTACAACCACTCCAAAGATAAGCCCACTAAGGGGTGGCACATATTGTTTTCTCGCAAGTGGGTCTATTCCTGCTTCTGGCTGCACTCTTACTTTGCAACACAAAGTCGGAGCAAACTACGTAGACATTGGAGATGACGCAGTACTTACAGGCCCAGGAGGTTGTGTGTTTACTACATCTCAATCCGATATCCAATTAGTCATTGCAGGGAACAACGCAACAGCAAACAGCATCGACGTAGTAATCGCACCAGTATAATCAGAAATGGCTAGACGCACTATAGTAACCAAAGACAACAGGATAACCTCGCAAGGTACGGAACCTCTTTCGAGAGAAGTAGCAAGACCTATCTTCGGTGAATCCGTTCTAGCCATCGACTACAATTTTGCTGAGAAGGATTACCTCGACGATGACATAACTTTCAGCAGGGGTTCAGGAGCTACCCAAACGAACAGTTCGGGCCTTGTGTCTTATGCTCCTGAGAACGAACTTAAAAAATCCTCACAGCTTGACACATGGCTTGAGCTTGATGGTTCAAACATTAGTGTCAGCGCAGCGACCAGTATTACTGATCCATTAGGCGGCAACGGAGCTTTTAGAGTTACTAGTGACACGGCAAACAAAGGAGCTATTTATGTAGGCTCAGGTGACCAATCAAAAGTTGACGGAGTATCAGTCTCATCAATTTATATAAGATCAGTAAGCGGAACAAAGACAACTAACGTCATTCACCATAATACAGTTAGCTCTGGGAAGGTAACCATAACTGAAGAGTGGAAGAGAATAACAATCCCTTATGATGCTTCAGTATTTGGAGCCACAAACTTTTACGCTGTTGACTTTCGAAACTCATCAACCGACGCAACGGATGTTTATATCTTTGCTCCACAACTTAATAGATCATTTACCGAAGAAGCGTGTGAGCATTTACCAACAACTACAGATTTTGTATATAAAGAGAGATTTGATTACACAAAAGATGGAGACAAAAAAGGACTCATGTGTGAAGAGGCGAGGACGAATTTGCTTCCTTACTCACAAGATTTTAGTAACGCTGAGTGGACTGATGGTAACACAATTACAAGCCTTGCTTCAAATATAACTGATCCCTCAGGAGGCAATAACTCCTACAAGATAACTCAAACCACAAACCCTTGGGATGCGATAGGTGAGTTCAGTCTTAATCTTTCAACCAATACAGCCTACACATTTAGTGTATTTATAAAAAAACCAATAGATGGACAAACGAGTTTAAGATTATACGACTCAGCAAATA